CCCACGAACAACAGATTGAACTGCATTAAATTTTTATTTGATGTATTTCTTAATGAGCGCCCATCCTGGCGCTCTCTGTTAGTTGTATTGCTTTTGTAGTTTTCTTTTTTACAATACAACACGCATGTTTATGCTTTGTGAGTTTCACGACTTGCACGTATTTCGTTAGTTATCGTGACTTTCGATTATGATATAAAATAGTATATTCATGACACACCGGTTTTACGAGCCACTGTACAGCTTGTACGTATTTGGCTTTTTGCCATTATGACAAACGACGCGGTGTGAAACGCGATCACGTCTATGACGTTGTTAGGAGTTTTGCTAGCCTTCCCCCTCGATTTGCCGTTCTGCGAGGATAAATATTAGTCGGCACCTTTTCGGAGAGTAGACTCCATAAAAAACATTTCTCGTGACCAAGTTCTTTGAACCTCTGACCCTTGATCTTATATGTATATAGTGTATTTATTTGAACATATTAGTGTATTTATTTATGCCTATAATATTATTTATTTATTTATATTATTAGTTCCGACGCAGCTATTGGTACGCTGCGTTAGAATCTGCCATTAATAGTGCTTTTAGCAGGCCTTTAATACGTTTGCTCTAAACTTGAGTATTTCGTATAGACATTAGATGAACTTCTTTTGTCCTACTGGATCCTATTAGATTACGTTTTTGACAGAAATCCACTACAGTTAGGTAGCTGGTGAGCAACAAATCCCTCTCTGTTTAAAAGAGGGATGCAAGGTACGTTTTTACGTTTAAAGTAATTGTCGCCTTGTTCCTATACACATACTGCGTATCATGGGAGTCGCGCCCCAACAATCCTCTACACCAAAGCCGTGTGAGAGTTTTCCGGAGTTTAACAGCCGGACTATGACCGATGATCAAATTGGATGCATAGTTAATGCATTCAAAGATTTGTCTTTTGAACCCACGTCATTTGATGACGTCAGACCTTCGTTATTTACAATGAATGGTACACCGTCGGATTTACTCGACCGGATTAAGTCAATTGCGGCTAAATCTGGTCTTACGTTTTCCGCTCGGGCCCTCGGCTTTATGTCAACTTTGGCTATTACCGTGGGTATCTGGCACGAATCAGGAGATAATATGCGACTTAAAATTATCGCGTTTTTGAATTTTGTACAACGCTCAGCCTTTTTGGCTAGCAATGAATATCTTATCTCTTTGATTTCTAGTTATGTAGATAGTTTTTCGAAAGAGCTCGAAGAAGCTCCCATTTTTGAACCCACCTCTGGTGGTTACATCGATTTTGAACGGTGGCATTCATCCGCCTCCAATTATTCAGCCAATTGGAAATTCACAGGAGTTTCCTTGGCTAACGTTCTCGATAAATTGGCTACCGGAGTCGCATCCGGTATTGACCGTTTTTACGGGTCCCAGGCTATGGCCGGACTCAATAAACTATTCGCTTTTGCGATCGCTAAGGAGATTGTTGGAGATTCTATTACTTCTCAAACTCTTTATTTAGGACTCGCTCGAGGCGGGGACATTTCCTCTTGGAAACATCGTGTAGATTTTGTCCCTATGTTCTCTGAGCTTCTTAAAGCAGCGGTGTTAGTCATTCGAGGCGTTGTCGGTGAAGCCGACGACACTATTTTTGCGTGCGCTGACTTTATGAGTTGGCTCGCTTGTGCTCGTTGGCTTATTCAACACGAGCATTTACGCGCTGCAGGCAATACTAAACCTACTGAAGGTTATGTGTCTGATGTGGTGTGGAGATCTCGTCTCGAGCTTTGCGATTCGAAGATTCTTAGCATGAAGGTCCCAGACCCTACGCTTAAAACGATATTTACATCTCTTTCATATCGTGTCCAAGAGATGCTCGTGAGCGCGCGCTGCGCTCAATATGGTGATCGACCCTTGCCTTTTAATATTGGTATCCTTAGTCCTCCAGGGACGGGAAAGTCTACTTACATTGCTGATTCTTTCATTAGAACAGCCTGTGAGGGCTTAGGCTTACACACCGGTTGCAACACTCTTGACGAGTATAAAAAACTTATTGTTACTGTGAATCAGAGCGACAAATTCATGTCGTCTTATAAACCAGCTTCTCACGTTGCTTGTATTATAGATGAGATGGGTGCGTCTCTTTCTGATAAGGATCATGACAATCAGATTATGACGAACATTACTAATCTCCTCGGAGAAGGAAACTGGTACATTAACCGTGCTTCCCTCCAGGATAAAGGTAAAGATCTATATCGTCCCCACATTAATGTGTGCATTTCTAACGCTCCTATGTTTGGAGTTAAGAATTTTCTCGCGAACGAAGCGCTCAATGCCTTCACTCGCCGCTTGCATGTTTGTTGTGAGGTACGTGTTAAAGAAGCTTTTCGGAACATTTACACTAACTCTGAAGGAGAGAGTGTGAGCCAACCTGGTATTAATCTTGAAGCCCTAAAAGCGGTTGAAGATCGTACCAGCGCCGTCGAGTTTCAGATCTTGGTTCCAAACGAAGCCATCAAAGGGTTTAGTCCTGCCACTGGTAATTGGATTAGTTTCCGCGAGATGAGCGATTACGTTCGTAGTTGCTCTATTGCACATACTAACAAGACGGACGGTTTGGGAGAAACTCGGGAGTACTTAGATGCTATCCGATACACTCAGTGCCCACACGGGTACTTCGATGCCGCAAAATGCGCAGAGTGTTCTATTTTTTCTCCAACTTCCGACTACTATCCGGAGCCAGATGCTATCACCACTGTTGAGGCACTCGCACCATTTTTGTGCGTTTTTCTCTGGCACTTTCGTGACACCTTGATGGTAGCATACTCTACTGTGGTTATGTGGCTTTGTGCTCCTTTTCGATTTTTCGAATCGGTTGACCGCAACATAGATCACTATCACGCGACTCGTCAGATGATCATAAGCGATATTTATACTGCGAAGACTTATGCTGACAGAGTTGATTCTATCCTCGCTCGGTACGATCGCTACAAAGAAGACTTCATGATTCTGAGGTCTAAGGGATTGTATCTACTTGCTGGTCTTGTCACAGGACTGATTGCTTACAAAGCAGTCGGCGCCTACAGATCGGGAGGCTCTACTTTTCATCAAAGTTCTGAAGACAATGTTAACTCAATGTTTCAACACAACACCGACATCGTTTTCACGAAGGACTTAGAAGAAGACGATTACTTCCCTACGGCATCCTTGGATATGGACGGCGGTCTTCCGTCGGGCAAACTTCAAGGTAATCCGTGGCAAGTAGACGAGGGTTTTATTCATGGCGGCTCTAAGTCACAAACTCCAGCTCAAATTCTTGAAAAGCGTTTGAAACGCAATCTTGTGGTTGCCGAATTTCGCATCAAGAACACGAACAAGATTCTACGAACTCATTTATTTGGGGTTAAAGATCAGTACGCTGTGGGAGTGTGGCACACACTTCGGCATTTTGCCGAGGGAGCATCGTGCACGATCATGCGTTTCAACGAGACGCAGACCGGCACCCATGTTACGCCCGAACACTTAATGTACGGTACTCCGGCATTATGTGTTCAGATTGGTCCAGACCTTGGACTGATCAAGCTTATTGACGTTAATGCGTTTCGCGACGTCTTTGAGCATTTCCCAGTCAAAGCTCAGTACTTAGGTTCAGCGGCTAAGAGCAAAGGAACTAATTATTTCCATGCTCGTGAACAGCCCCACTCAGTGCAGAGCGTTGGCTTCCAGGGAACTTTTTCCACTGTTCAGTATAATGACAGTCACTCGACTACGGTTTACCGATCTCCGGTATTTTGTGGTCCGTTTGAAAACCCTCATGCTGGACACTGCGGATCTCCTCTCGTGTCTCAAGTAGGCAGCAACATTCATATTAATGGAATTGCTGTGGCCTCCAATTTTTCGCACAAACAAGTTTGTTTCCACGTAGTGGACCAGACTATGATTGCTGCAGGAATGAAGGCTATTTCCTCTAAACACGGCATCATGTCTCCGACCAGCTCGGTAGGATATGAGGAATCCGTCGCTTTCCGCGACCACGTCGCTTCGGTGGTACCCTTGGACTCGCATAGCCATGCTTACTGGCTTGAGCCCGAAGACAGAGGAACGATAAAATGCTACGGCAAATTGTCTACTCACTACGGGTCAAAGATGCGATCGAAGGTGATCGACTACCCTCTGAAGGAAGCTCTTTTTAAGACTTTTCCTAAAGAGTATTTCCATGACCTTATCGCTCCCGTTTTCAATGGGACGCGCGTCAATGGCGAATGGAAATCGCCAGAGCGTAATGCTCTGAACGATCTCGCTCGCCAAGTCACCGGAATTAATTCGGTTCACTTAGACGCTGCCGTCGATGATCTCGTCGCCAAGTTCGTTAACATCCCCGACTTCAAACTCGACCGAGTCTGGAATCTCGAAACATGTATAAACGGACAACCCGGTACTGAAGCTAAGGCAATGCCTAAGAAGACGTCTGCGGGTTTCGGCGAGCCTGGAAAGAAGCTCCACCACATTGAGCCTGCTAATCATGAGGAGCATCCTCACTTTATGCAGCTCAATGAAGAAGCCTTGGAAAGGTTTAACACTATTGACTCTCTTGCGCGTGCAGGAAAGCGGTCAGGAGTGATTTACAAGACCTGCCCAAAAGACGAGCCGCGCGCTGCGGAGAAGGTTGCTGAACGTAAGATTCGCATCTTCACACTCGGACCAATGAGTTTTTACTTGTTGTGCAAGAAGTACTTTGGCGGATTTATGTCCATCTATACCAAGAACTTTCTTGATACCGAGACCGTCGGAGGAGTGAATCCTTTTTCCAAAGACTGGGGTCGCATTTACAAGCGTTTATCGAAGTTCGACAACGTTGTGAATGGCGATTTTAGCAAGTTTGACAAGAAGACGGCGCTCGTTCTTCTTATGGCGGCCGTCACTGTGATGGTCCGCGTCAAACTCCATTTTCTCGATGAGGATGAAGATCCTCAATTCGTTGAGGAATACATCAACGCCATGCGTGTCATCGCAAGCGAAATTGCCAACCCATTGGTGAATCTTGATGGTTCTTTACTCGAACTGCCCGGTTCTTTAAGTTCCGGTGTCTTACTGACATTTATTTTGAACGATATTGTAAACTCTCTGTATATTAGAATGGCTTATTACCATTGCTATTCAAACATTTTTGTAGATAAACCCCTGAAGGATGCTGTAAGCTCTTTTTCGGATAATGTTGTATTTTACTCACTAGGAGATGACAACACTTATACTATTTCAGACGATTCATTGAAGTTTTTCAATTTCCGAACCATTCAAGCCTATTTTAAAAGCATTGGTTTGAAATACACTCCCGCTGATAAGAGCGATAACGAATATGGTTCGATGCCCCTTCGCTATGCCTCGATTGGCAAGCGAAAGTGGGTTTTTGATGAAGAATATCAGTTGTGGCTTTGCCCCATCGAAAAGCCATCTATTATGAAGACGTTGACTATCGGACTCCGTTCCGAAGAGTTGACACCTTCAGAGCATGAGGCTGCATGTCTTTCCTCTGCTCTACCTGAGTTAGCGCAATATGGTAGAGCCGAGTTTGACGCGCGTGTCTCAGAGCTCAAAATTTTGAGTCCCAATCATATTTATCACGACTACGATTATTATCTAGAGCGTCAGTCTACCGACGGTGTTACGCCGTGGGTTCCAGAACAAGACGCAGTCGAGGAGTATGAATGGACATCAGGCTAAGCTGTGATGCCTTCTTAGGAATGCCAATCAGCGATTGACCGTGATCACTACTAAGCTTAACAAACATACCATATGAGCTGAAGTAGAAGCTGGTCAATGACAGTGGGAACGGTTGTTTAACCGTAATGACTATTAACCGCCTGCTTAAGGATGAGAGTCCCAATAAGGTTTTAGTCTGGTATGTACTATCGAGAATGGCTTGAGGCAGCTACTCGATTAGTTTTATCGCCTTTCTAGTAATTCCAATTCACAGTCTGCCGACTATAATGGCACACAGAAGGATGTCAGTGACGTAATAGCAGCTGACAATTTTTACGTTTCCGAGAAGGATCCGGATGTTCAACACGAGCAGACCGCTACTTTTAAGGAAACTCCTTCTGTATATACCGTCGATATGGCCGCTCCGCGCGACCACACTTATAATGACGGCTATTCCGATAATGTTCCGCTCGGTAGCTTTTTGTCACGTCCTGTGCAGATAGTTGCCGATGATTGGGTGACTAACTTTTCTACATCGACGTATACCACGTCGTTTGATCCCTGGACTTTGTGGCAGAATGACGCACGAGTCAAGGCTAAAATTCAGAACTTTGCTTACGCTAGTTTCGACATGAAGCTACGATTTGTCGTCAATGGTTCTCCGTTTCAGTACGGTCGTTTAATGATCGTTTATATTCCCTACGGGGAGTTAGGCGGAAATGTCACTAGTTCTAGGAATCAGGTAGCAAAACAGATGGAACTTTGGGGAGACAGTGGCAATGGGTCTTCTGATGGAGCGCATGAAGCTCGTTTTAGACATTTTTCCACCTATCCTCATGCTTTCCTTAACCCTTCCTCTAACCAAGTAGTTGAAATGAAAATACCGTTTATTTGGCATAACAATTTTATTGCCATTAATGGAGTAAGGAACGGTCCACCCAAGGAGACTCTAGGAACCATTCTGTTGTTGGATGTTAATCCGTTGCGCGTTGCGAATCTTAGCACGCCCGTCAGGGTGCGTTACCACGTGTACGCTTGGGCAGAAAACTTGAAGTTGACTATGCCCACGGAATTTGTGCCGACCGGTAATACTACTAGTATTTCGTTGTGTTGTTGTAAGCGACGTACGAAGGAAGAATTTTCGTTGTTGCTACCAGACGATTATTTTAGTCCAACATCAGACGAGTATAATGATGGACCGGTGTCGCAGCCAGCTTCTGCTATCGCGGCCGCCGCCGGTAAATTGACCAAAGCGCCTATCATCGGAGCGTTTGCTCGAGCCACGGAAATTGGAGCTTCTGCAGCAGGAAATATAGCTTCGGTATTCGGTTTTTCCGCGCCTCCAATGGTGCAAAATCCTGAGCGCTATCTTCATCGCAATCATGGCCGATTGGCTAATACTGCTGGTGAGGATTCATCTTATACTTTATCGTTAGACCCTAAGCAAGAAATTACCGTCGATCCCCGCACTGTGGGGGTAGCAGCAGAAGACGAGATGGCTATTTCGTCCATTGTTTCTCGTGAACAATGGATTGCTAGGGCAGAGTGGCGCGGTGAATTTGGACAGTTCACAACGCCTGGAGTTGAAAAGATTTTGTTTGCTTCTTTGGTGTCGCCTAATCAGCAACACCATTCTACGGTCGGAAGTACTCGATGTGTCATGGACTGTCCCGCAGGACACGTCGCTAATATGTTTGAGTATTGGAAAGGATCTATCACTTACCGCGTTGAGGTAGTGTGTACTCCGTACCATTCCGGTCGTTTGAAGCTGCAGTTTGATCCTATGGTTAGGCAAAGTAATCTTACAGCTTCTACCGCGTATACCGACGACATTAATGCGCGATACACTACGATAATGGATTTAGCAGAGGACACTTCTGTTGAGTTCACAATTGACTACAATAGTCGGTATCCGTGGTTGCGATGCCTGCAGGACCCTTCCGCAGATAACCAACTAGCACCCACTAGCACTTCCCAGACGAGTTTTAACTTAACTTCATCGTTTAGTGATTCCGTTCACATGGGTATGTTTACAGTTTCCGTAGTGAATGACTTAGTCGCACCTATTGCCACTGATGCCCCTGCTGACGCTGAGCACGCGCCAGTCCAGGTTAATGTGTATATGAAGTGCGGAAGTGATTTTCAGTTTGCGCAGCCTAACGAAGTATCAACTAGTTGGTCTGTTGCAAATTTTAAAGCTACTTCAGATTGGACTAAGTCTCTAGTCTTTGTTCCTACGTCGGATACTCACGATGCGATGCCGACAGCGATAGAACACAATGTTGTAGGAAGCAACTTCTCTGGTTATAACAATATGGTTTTCTTTGGAGAGAGCGTCAGCTCGATTCGATCATTGATCAAGCGTTATTCGCTAGTCTTTACCGGTGATTATAACAATGATCCGCGAAACCAATCATTTGAAATGGTTACGAGAATTGTTCCTCACATTCCTGCGCAAGTGACTCGTGGCAAAATTCGACGGAATTCGTTTCTTACTTATATGTCTCCCTGTTATCTTATTCAGCGTGGTAGTACTCGTTATAAGTTCACATACTATGACAAAGGGGACAACGGTAATACGTCGTCTCAGTCGTACACCTGGTTTGAGAGACTGGGATTGAGAACTTCAGTTAAAACTGTTGATTATCCGGTGCAGGAAACGACCACCATGAGTTCAGCAGCCTTAGATAGTGCCCTTCCTCACGGGTACCAAGGTTCCGCTTTCACCGATAATACTCAGCAGAGTACTTTAGAGGTCCAGCTACCGTTTTACAGTAATACGAGATTTATGCTCGCAGCTCACTTTGAGACGGTTTCCTCTTCTTCCGGGGAGCCTCTTATTCAAAACCCCACCATGAAACAGATATTAGCTGGAAAGCTAGTTTACACTGGTCGAGACGCACACGCCAATGTCATGCAGCAGTGGCACGCTGCCGGAGATGATTTTAGTCTACACTTTTTCACCGGTGTTCCAGGAGTGTTTATTTCATCACCTGTGATGCTATACGAAGCTACGTCTAGTCTGTCGCGTGTTTCATTAGTTTCTGATGGACAAGTTGAGTCCACACCTTGTAGACTAACTAGCTATATCAACGTTACTAATCCGTATCACAAACTAACGAAGATAAACTACGCCGGATTCCGTCAAATTTTTGATTCAATCGGAGTCAGTTCCGGAGGGGTTACTGAAGCATGGTGGATAGCAAAATACGGCTCAGCAAGTACTGCTACACCCATTGCACAATTGGTAGAGTCCGCAGGTGGATTGTGGACTATTCCGCATAGTAAGATAATAGATGCGCAATTTCCGACTCCTGGTCAAGGCCTTTATTATCATTGGCTTATTACTGCCGTTAATTACTATGACGTAGAAACCAAATTGTTGGAGTCAGGAATAAATTATGATCATTGGGTTTCATATTTTTCCACGGATGAGTTTGTGCCGATCGCCAACATATACGTAACATTCACGCTGACAGGACAATGGACTAAAGAACTAACAGAGTTCTTTACTAAGGCGTATCGCACACCGCGTTATCTATCTGATGAGTTGGACAGATTATACGCGAAAAACGACCTATTTAGTTGGAGATCCCACACTTTGAGCTTTGCCGAGTTTGATGCAATTAACGACGGCACCAACCCATCGCTTAATGCAGCGTGGTGGGACGGTTTTCTGCTAAATGGGTCCATCCAGCCCATCTCCATGATTAAATTCATGGCAGGTGATAAATGGACCCCCGCTATGCAAGCAAAAATGCTGCAAGCATACCCGACTTAAATTCCCACGGGTGGCCTGGGAGCTGTCATAGACAGTGTCAATCGGACTTTTGATCCAGAAACTTGTATGTAACATACAATGTACCATAGCCTATAAGGCTTTTAGGTTTTAATCTGGACTAAGGTCCGGAGGAATTTTTCCCTAAGAGTAACCAAGTTTCATAGATCCTCAGTCAAATGGCC